ATGACTTCCGCTTTGCTCTTTAGTGCGTCTTCTGCCCCGCGGGTTGCGGCATCGCTCACGGCATTCGCACTTCCCTTGCCGCTTTCGAGCAACTGAACCCGTTCCGTTGCGGCATCAACGTTTGAATCGTATCGCGATTTTTGTTCGTCGGTGATCATTCCGCGCGAATGTAGATCGTGAATCTGTTCAGATATCGTGCGCAGTTCATCCATCGAGCTTGCCGTATCAAGCTGATTGATCAGAGTTTCACCAACGTTCCTGCTCTGGCGTTGCTCTGCTTTGCTTTGCGCGACTCCGTTCACGCGATCTTCAGCCGCCTTGGTGGCGGCGCGGCGCGCTTCTGCGTTCTTGGCGTTCTGGTCAAGCCTTGCCTGGGCGGTCGCGTCTGCGTTCTCGCCCATTGCGCGGCGACGATCTTCAGACGCTTTGGCTTCCTTCGCGTTGTCTTGCGTTGCTTTCTCTACCCGCGCGGTTATGCCTGGAGACTCTTTTCCGCGCTTCTCCGCGCGACCATTTATTTCGGCATCGACCGCATCAAGCGCGGCTTGCTTTGCTTCAGCGTCGCCAAAGATTCCAGAAATGCGAATCCACGCCTTTCGAACACCGGATTCCAACATATCCCACATGGCTAGAATCGGGTTTATCATGTTGTCGAATGCGCCCGTCAGAACAGCACCGAATATGTTGAACGTTGCAACTACCCCCGTCCACAACGCATCCCACGTTTGCGCGATCGTTGTTCCAAGGTAGGTGAATGTGTTCTGAAAAAGGGCAACCCACGAATCGACATAGTTCATCAACCCTTCAACGCCGCGCAGCCAGCCCGCTTGCAGGCCAGCCCATAGAACATCCATCGCGCCCGCTAGATCACCAACCGCGATCGCGTCGCGGATGCCCGCAAACGTAGTTTTTGCGGTTGTCAAAAGATCGCCAAACACAATCGAAGCATCTGCGACAACGCCAGAAAACGCCCCGCCAATCGCGTTGCCAGCCGATCCAGCCAGCGAGCCGATTCCAGACAATGCGCTTCTGATCGAATCACCAAATGACGTCGAGTCAGAAGCAGCGATCGCGATTGCCGCACCAATCAGCGATATCGGAGACATTGCGGCAGATGCGACGGTGAGCAAAACGCCGATCGCGGAACTTGCAATGGATATGCCTGTTCCGGCAACTACCATCGCGGCACCAACACCGATCACTGCCGCCGTCATACTTGCGATCAGTGCAACTGTCTTGGGATTCTTTGTGACGAAATCAGTGACGCCGTTGATGAATCCTGCGATGATCGGAACAACCTTGGCGATTGCAGGCGCAAGAGCGTCACCGACTGCGATAGCCAGACGCTCTATCGCGCTCCACAATGTCATTCCCGCCCCCATAAGTCCGCTCATCAGCTTTTTGAATTTGTCGCTGACGGGCAACGCGCCTTTCATCGCGTCTTGCATTCCCTGAAAACCTTCGACGCCCGATGACGTCAAGATTGCTGCGGCGCGAATTGCGTCACTGCCAAATATCTTGCGCAACACATCGTCTTGCGCGGTCTTGTCAAGGTTCTTCAACTGCCCGTTCAAAACGCGAATGATTTCGACCATCGGCAGAATCTTGCCGTCTGCCCCGCGGAACGATTGCACAGACAGACCAAGCTGTTTCATTCCCCCGATTGCGTCTTCTGTCGGTGCCATCAACCGCAACAGCATCGTTTTGATCGACGTTCCAGCGTCGCTGCCCTTTACGCCGTTGTTCGCCAAAATCGCCAGAGCTGCGGACAGATCACCGATCGACTGATTCGCCAGCGCGGCGACCGCGGATGACATTGAAAACGCTTGCGTCATCCCTTCAATCGATGTGCTTGATGCGTCCGCTGCCGCGCTCATGGTGTTCGCCGCTTCAGATGCGGACACACCAAACACGTTCATAGCGTCGCTCATGACGACCGCGGCGGTTGCTATGTCTATATTGCCGACACGCGCAAACTCGATCGCAGACTTGCCCGCGCCGCCTAGAACGTCTTGAAGGCCCATGCCCGCCTTCAACAGTTCAAGCATCCCCTGGGCAGCTTCTGTCGGGCCTACACCCAAAGACTGCGACATTGACATTGACGCGGAGCGAACCGATTCAAGTTGCGCCGCGGTCTGTCCGGTCGATGCTCCAATGTTCAAAAGGACGTTCTGAAACTTGGTGCCAGCCATCACCGCGCCAGCGAACGGCGCAGCAAACGCAAGACCGAATCCCGCAACGCTCGATCCTGCGCTCGACAGCTTTCGACCCATCTGCCCTAGTCGCGCATTCACGCGATTGACGGCAGAGAAAAACTTGCTGGGGTCTGCGCCAATCTCGATGAAGACGTTGCCCTGCTTCACTCCACTTGCAGACATGGGCAACCCCTACTTATTCCAATTTGGCCCCAGAAGTTTTGCTAGTTCTTCCGGTGTTGCTTGTTTTGGTTTTGGTTTCTTTACGAACGGGTGAAACTTTGAAGGTTCTTCAGCCGGTTTGTTGCTTGATCGATTGACGTTGTAGAACTGGCACAGAATGTTCGCGGTGTGCCACCAATCACTGTCTAGGCGGGCATCTCTTGCAATACACAGTTCTCTATAAGTCCATCCGCTAGGGTCGATTCCGATGATTCCGGCAGCTTCATAGATTGCGCGCCAGATTGTTCGATCAGTTGCTCGACCGTCACGCTTTCTAGTTGCGCCTCCGCGTGATCCATCATTGTCTGCTGAACTTCGCTCATTTTGCGAGCCATCAGACTGATCATCTTTCGGAGGCTGTTCGGGAAAAAATCAATCCACTCCTGTTCGACCACTTTTCGCGCTTCATCCAGTGCGTCGCCGCGCAGCCCCTCCAAAAATTGATCTGGCGTTATGCCGCGATCGGCTAGTTGCTTGTCGAGAAGCGCGCAAAGAACTTCGCCCATCACGATAAACTGCGAGCGGAGAACGGTGATCGTCTGATTGATCGTCGCAGTGTCAAGCAAGTCGAACGGCTTTTCTTTGCCGTCTTCGCCCGCAACCTTCACGCTGGCCTTGACTCGCTTTGCCGCTTCGACAGTCAGTGACACTAGCCACGGGCGACCCTGATCGTCGCGAAATTCCCTTGCCATTGTTTACCCTTATTGTCGCGTCAACTTGCATTCGACGTTGAACGTCGCAACACCGTCGAGCGGGTCACTTTCTGAAACAGAAACCGGGATCGCTTCAAAACTCCAATTGCCAGCCCCGCCGCTTACGGTTACGGAGTTTCCAGATTGAAGATCGCTGATTATCGACCCAAGATCATCAGCATCGTTGAATTCGATTGATACAGTCGAATCCCATCCGGTCGCGAGTACGGCAGATTCGCGCTTCCCGTACTCTTGAACGTCGATTGTTTTTGCGGTCACCTGGAACGTGACGTTTCGTGCGCTGGCAACTGTGCCACCGACCGACACAGTGCAATCTTTGCCAAGCGTTATCGCCATGCGATCAGAATTTCTTCGCAGTGACGGTAAACGTTACGGCACCATCTACAGAAATGTTTTCTGTCACGCTCATGACGTTGAATTGACCTTCGGTTCCGCTGCCAGAGAGATCAAGAGAACCCGGATCGTGACACTCGATTTCCCAAGTCTGCGTAACGAACCCGGCTTTGAATGCTTTATAACCGCCCTGTATGTTATTGCGGTTTGAAATGTCTACAGTTTCGCATTCTTCCGAATACGTCGCAGAAATGATGTTGTTGCCAACTGGCGGTGCGCTGCCGCTTCGGCCTAGGGTTATTGCCATTTGTGTTGTTGCCTTTCCGTATTATCAAGCACTGCGGGAACCGGAAACCGTGTAGGTCTGAATGCCGTCAAGAGGCGAATTGATTTTGATGCTGGTGCATACAAAGGCAGCGGTTCCGGTGCTTGTGCCACCTAGCTGAAACGTCGCTCCAAGACTCACCCCCGGTGAATCAACGCACTCGATTTCGCACGTTTGCTCAATAAGACCTTTTCGGAACTTACGCGACGAGTCACCAAGTTTTGTCACGTCAATTTCGTTTGCACTTGTTGTGACAGTGCAACTTCTAGCGTTTGTCACGCCCGTAATGCTGACGTCTTTGCCAAGCGTGACTGATGCTGTGGTGGTTGTGGTTGGCATTCTTGTCCCTGCGGGGTTCGTGTGCTGCCTTCACGATAAACCCCGCGCAGCGATCCCGTATCGCCTATGGACGTCTGG